GTTCATCAGCGTGCCATCGCGTTCTGGTTGTGTTGAGGGGCCATTACATTTCGGCCTATCGCAGCGCCAGATAGCACCGCTGGCGCAGCAAGTTCAGGCGGACGTTTTGCGGCGCGCTGAAGTTCTTGCGTCCTAGTGTTATATTCTTGAGCTGCCTTAAGCGCCTTTTTCATTTGCGCTGGCTCCAACATCTCAAGACCTATTTCAGTAGCTAACTTTTCGTCTATCTTTCCTAAAGAACGTCTGACCACTGAGTTAGCAATAGTCCAAACTGTGTTAAGCCATTTAATACCTGTAACTGGCGATATAGGCTGCGACGCAAGATCTTTAGCCGAGGCTTCAGCAAGTCTAGCTTGATCCTTAGCTAGTTGTGTGCGCCGGAACTCATCGCGGATGTCATCGACAATTTTCATTTCGCTAGGCTCTAATACATCTTCTAGCTTAGTAAAAAACTCTTGCCCTGTAGCGCGTTTAATAGTCCGCGGCGCTTCCTCTGCCGCCCGCGCAAACATAGCGCCCCTCGTCGTTTCGCCGGTTAACGGAGACGTTAATGACTTCTGTAGTTCTTGCGCTATTTGCATCTTGTTAATAGGTTGACTTTGCGCCGCATATGTTGCGCGAGCCTTTGCGTAATTTTCATTCTTTTCAAGCTGGCTAATAAATTCTTTGCGGGTGTCCCGAATAGCGGAAACTTCAGCCGCACCAATACTAAAATCTTCTGGGTTACGAATCATATCGTCTAGCGCCATCTTAACATAATGAAGGCTTTTGACAGGGTATTTTGCAATCTCAGCGGGCGTAATCTTTTGAACTGGTCGGCCAAATTCATCTAATATTTTAGACTCAGTAATTTCCGCAGGTTTGGTTTTACCTACGCGAAACGCTTGACCCCGTTCTTCGGCAATCTGCGCGGCGCGGCCAAACGCTTTCTCCATCGACGGACGATCCATGATAGCCGTCAACTCAGGCGTTTCAGTCATAACTTGTTTAAACGCCGCGCCATAGTTTGCGGCAGCTTCAGCGTCTCTAGCAGCTTTTGCGGCAGCTAATTCTTCCGGCGTTCCAGCAATCTCACCAATACGCGCAGCTCTAGACGCTTCTTGAGCTTGTATTGCGCCCCGCGTTTGTTGTGGAACTTGTGGTATAAGTTGTTCGCCTACGGCCTGCGCCAGCGGCGCATTTACATCAGCTAATGCTTGCGTAGATGTTAGCCCTGGCCGCGCGTTAGCAAGAGCATTTATAGCCGTTGGCATTTCAGGCCCAAAAGCCTGCCCATACAATCGCGCTTTTGGATTCAAAACATTGCGGACTATTGGTGTAGCAATAGCGCCAACATTACCGGCAGCTAATCGGATAGGTGCGGAAGCTAGCCCCGCCATAGACGGCAATCCCGCAACATCCGATACAAATCGCCCCGGCTCCATAACCGCTGTGCGATACGCTTGTTCAGGTGATCCGTAACCTTGGCGATAGCTTTCAGCTATAGTTGCCGGAAGACCACGAAGTTGTTGTTGAGCCGCAACATCTCCAAGCGCCGCTTGCCCTGCCATCATAGGCAACGCAACCGCGCCTTTAGCCATTTCAGTTACTGGGGCTAACGGTTGGCCTTCCATAACAGGTTTAGCATACGCTCGCGCCGCTAACGCAGCGCCGCCGCCCATTAGTGTTCCTACATCTAAAAGATTACTTAATGCCTCTTCACCTGTCGTAGGCATTTCTTTTGTTTTAAAAATAGATGACGTAAGCGGCGCGACATCGTAACCGCTCGCTTTTAATTTAGCGATAAGCTGCGATTTAGTCGTGCCTTCTGGGACACCTTCAATTACTGTGCCGTCAGGGAGTTCAACGTCCATCAGTCGCCAAGCTCCATAAACTTAATACGGCCAGTAAGAGGTTTAGCTGCTTCGCCAGCTTTACCGCGCGACGCTGGCGCTTCTCTTAAGACACCGCGAACATTCTCTAGTTCAGGCGGCGGTTTATACGGGACTTTAGCAACACGCGTCATCATGCGCATAGCTTCGTCAAGACGTGACATTCGGTAGCCAACGTCTTTAGATGAATCGTCAAGACCGCCAATCGCTTCCATGACGAACTTACGGTCTTCGTCAGTAAAGCTCTTGCCACCAAGAGATCCGCCGACTTTAGCCAACAGCGCTTGGCGGCCTGCGACAGTCAATCTGCCCTCGGCGTCGTATGCCTCAGACCCTATGCCAAAACGGCTTCCGATGTCTTGGAATATACGATTGATCTGACCACCTTTAGTCTTAGCCAAAAGCTGTGCCGGACGGCTTTCGCCTGTCTCAGGATCATACTCAAACGCGCGCAAAAACTCTAACGCGCCGTCTTGCGCTTCTCGTTTACTAGACCCAAGAGGCTCGTATTTTGATGGTGCGAGTTCGCCCGCGCCTTCCATTTGTCTGTTGGCCCAAGCCGAGACTTGACCAGCGGTTTTTCCTTTAAGAACGGTTGGGTTTGCTTGGATAGCGTCTTGCGAAACAAGACTTTCTACCGGCGTATTAGGATTCGCTTTAAGAACATTGATAGCACCGCCAGCGCCTAAGAAATGCGCCAGCCGTGTATTACCTGGCGTTGGGTCAATGTTAGCTCTTGCTAGCGCGTTTTTGTTTTCGCGCGTAAAAGTATTTAACATAGGAACTTCAATAGGCGTCTGACCGTCTATCATCGTTCCGCGCTGCGCAAGAATACGCGCGTCGGTAAGACCCTTAGCTTGAGAAGGAAATGTCTTACGATAGGTATCAACAAACGTGCTATCTATAAACTGACCTGGCCCCTGCGCGCTAGACATCGGATTTTTACCCGTGCCTTCGCGCTCCATGATCCGCTGTTGTTCGGGGTCTATAGGAAACACATACTTTGGCTGTAGACCAAGACCAGTCTCTAAAAGTGCGCCAGAACCTTCCGGCCCTTTTTCATATTTACGCTCGGCTAATTTTTCCGTTGGGATTAGCAGTCTATTGCGTAAGTCCTCATTCCACGTCTGATTTTTTAACGCCGAATATTCTTCAGGAAATATATCCTTAAATTCATTCAGTGTGTTCAAGAAGCCTTTTTGATCGCCTGGAGCAACAGTCGCCATCCGCTTCAAAGCATAGTCGCGCACTTTCTGTTTAAAATCAAAATCTTTTATTTTTGTTTCAGCCGCAGCTTGTTCCGCTTGGCGAATATCACGATTGCCCGCTAATACTGCGCTCTTTTCCGCAAGCTCCATTTGTTGACGCAAACGCTCATCTTGCAACTGTTGTTGCTGCAACGCTGCGCCTTGGGCATACGCGCCCATAAGGTTCAGATTAGGAACCTGAAATTCAGGAAAAGGCTGATATTGAATCGGCATTATTTTTTCATCCCTAGCGCCATCATACCGCCCTGCGCGGCTTGACCCGCAAGAGCTGCGAGAAGATTAGTTGGCCCCATCGCAGCGTTAGCGTAACTCGAACCGATGTTAGCCGCGCCTTGACCAATGTTTTGACCAAGAGCGTTATAGTTAGCGGCGAGCTGTTGGCCTGTCTGGCCGTAGATGTTGGCTAGATTGGACTGCAAGTTAGCGATGTTAGCGCCTGTCTGACCGTAAAGATTAGCCATATTCCCGGCGGTGCCCGTGTAGACGTTTCCGACGTTAGCGCCTGTCTGACCCGCAAGACCTGTGGCCGTCTGAGCTGCATTTGCGCCAAGTCCGGCAAGACCCGTAAGACCTTGCACCGCTTGCGCGCGGTTAGCCATAAAACGATTATAAGCGTTCTGATATTCTTGACTGCCAGCTTCTTGACCGTATCGCGTAGCCGCCTTAAGTGCTCCGCCAGAGCCAGCTAACCCGCCAGCTCTTGCCGCGTTAGTCATAGCTTGCTGACCTTGCTGTAGCCGGAAAGCATAGCCAGGATCCATCTGAAGCTGTTCAAACGTGGGCTGTTGCGTGTAAGCCCCGCCTGGGCCGTAGAGCTGTGCAAGTTGATTTACTGCGCCGCCGCCAGCCGTCATATAGGGCTGTTGAAAACCTATGCCTTGACCGTAATAGTTCTCTAAGCCGCCAAGAGCGCCAGTCTGACCAGCCTGAAGTGCGCCAACGCCTTGTGTCTGACCCTGTTGCAGCGCGCCTATGCCTTGTTGAATAGCGGCAGCGGCTTGTTGTTGCCCTTGCTGAAGCGCGTTCTGGGCTTGTGCAGCTTGCGCGGCTTGAATTAGCTGCGCTTGTTGCGTGCCCTGAGCCTGAGCGTTAGCGGCAGATTGAAAACCCATATTAGCTCTCTCTTGCTACGGTTCCATCTGCCTGTGGCTTGAAACCTAGTCTTTCCAGTATGTTATACATGAAATCATGGCCTTTAGCGACTTTTGTAAATTGCATATCCGCCAAGATTTCTTTCAGTAATCCTTTGGTCAGCCAACGTTTACGCCATTCAGGTAATATTGATACATGAGTTTCGCCGTTTTTGGAATAGATAGCTCCTATTGGCGTGTCGTCTCTCACGATCAATTTTACCTCCCAATCTGCCGCAATCGTCGCATAATCCTCATAACTTATATAGTCTTCCCAATCAGTCGCGGCATAGCCTATCTTTAAGGCTATAGCGCGGTCTTTAAGTCTTGATGATGTATAGGACGGCATAGTTCTTTGGCCGCGTTTCGGCGTTACCAAGATAACCCTCTAAAACGCCGGTAAAGGAGGAGTCTACCGTAGTCCGAGGATTAGCAATAACATTTATAGTGCCGCCGCCTCCGCTGTTAGATACACCAGAGCCAGAAGTTCCATGCGTATGTGTCGGGTCGCCTAACGGATGCGCGTGACTTTCAAACTGATCGTCTTGCGCCTTAGCGAAGACGCGGCCTACCGTTAGCGTCGTCTGGAACGTCAGCGTCGGTGTGCCAGAAGCCGTAGCCGCTGCCGATATTAAAATAGCCGTGCCGCTAACAATGCTGACAATCGTTGTGCCGGATGGAATACCTGTGCCCGTGACGGTCTGACCAACAGCCAACGCAGCTGTAGTAGATATGCTTGTGACGTTGTAACTGCCGCTTGTCGTCGTGCCCGTCAAAGCTGTAGAGGTCGCCGTAGCGTTAGCCGAGATCGTGATCGACGTGCTAGATACGGTAGAAATCGTTGTGCCAGCCGAGATGCCCGTGCCTGTGATCGGCATACCAGCAAAAAGATAAGCGGTCAGAAGCGAGCTAATGCCTGAAATGGTAGTGCTACCACTAGTCGTCGTGCCTGCAAAAGTCGTCGTATCAAGCGCGCCGGAGCCAGGAACGCGGCTGTCATAGCCTCTTAAGAACTGACCGCGAAGATCGGGGACATTGAATGTCGTAGATCCGTCGCCTGTTCCCCAAGTTGTGCTAATAGCGGTAAAGAGCGAATTATATGTCGTGCGGGACACCGCCGAACCATCGCAAAGCAACCAGCCGGTAGGCGCAGTAGACGCACCGTACGCGATAATAGCGCCCGATGGCGTCGCATAGCCACCCGCTGTCGTATCAACGTAGGTCTTTGTGGCTGCTTGAAGTCCTGACGATGGCGAGCCAGGAAGAACAATCGGAACCGTTGATGTAGCATCGGTAGAATTAATCGTTAGCCGAGCAACGCCGTTTGTTTTAATCGTAAAGTTACGGTCATCAGAGGCCGCAAAAATAGAATCCGTCGCGTCTGCCGAGATAGTCGTGCGCGCAACACCCGCCGAAGACGAAACCTGAAGTGTGCCTCCAGCTATATCAAGGGCATTTGAGGGTGTGGCCGTCCCAATACCAACATTTCCGGCGTTATCAATAATAAACGGTGTTGAGTCTGGATCTACCGAATCTTGAACGCGGAGAACAGCGCCCGTGCCGGTCTGCGTGATCGTTAATGCGGTGCCAGCCGAATCCGAGTCAATCGTGACGTTACCAGACAGAACAGGCGAAAGCGCCGTTGTTGGCGCGGAAATATTATCTACAGTCCAAAGTTCAGTATTGTTGGCGTCGGCCAACTTAAATTTATACGTTGAAGAACCTAACCAGATATTAGCTTCGCCGCGCGCGTCAAGAACAACAGGATTACTATTTGCCGTAGCGCCAGTCGAATCCGTATAGGTAGCCTGCGGTGTGGTCGTGCCAGCGGCATAAGTATAAAGAAGACCGCCTGCCAGCGGAACGCCTGCGGCGTCAATAAATTGAGCTTTGGCGGTGGGAGTTACAACGGCCATTTAGACACCTACACAACTTGTTACGGTCAGAATGACCGAAGGAATAGCGGGAACTGGGCTAGAAGCGGCAACATACGGAATCGAAACATTAACATTGCTAGTCGAGTAAATTAACTCAAAATAATCGTCTTTTCTAAGGTTTAGCACGAAATTCCATGCGGCGACAATCGCGTCATTAGACCCGCCCGTTAATGTCACCTCTGTTGCTGAGTCATTTACATCGACACCATTTATTCGAGGCCAGATATAAACGCGCTTGGTGCCGCCAGCGGTATTATGAAGTTGCGCCGAAAACTGAAAATTGTAAGTAGCTGTATTGTCTACATAAATACGCGATGTTACCGCGCCGACATAGACGCCATAGGTAAGATCTGAGCCGTCCGCTCTAGTATAAGTATTATTAAACGTGATGGCATACGCCGTGTTGATTGCAGCGGGCGTAAAAGTTGTTGTGCTATAAAAAGATCCGTAACGTCGCCCCGCTTCAAGAGCTTGGTATGTATTAAAAAACCAACGATACCACGGACGATTAACAAACCCCGTCGTGTCGTCGTTCATTTTGACGCGCGCGGCGGGGATCTGAGTGTTGTTATCGACCAAATTAGGCATTGGTCGGACTCGCGTGCAACTCAGCCCCCATAATGGCGATCTTTACGGGGTCGGTGCCGGAGATCTCATAGACCCTATCGCGGAGCTTCATCGTCATGCCAAGCCGCCGCCAGATCGTGCGGTAGCCTGTTTGACCTATCGGCCCCATAGATTTCCAGTGCTCATTCGACCAAGTGTGGCCGCCATCGTCAGACCAACGGAGCATGACTTGTGGGTTAGCGCCCTGCGTAATTGTGTAGCTGGCATAGTCGCGGATCTTTAAAGGAGATCCAGCGCGGTCAAGAATATAATCATGTGCGCGATCATAAATATAAATAATGTCATTGACTTCCTCTTGGCTGTAGCCCGAAAGTCCCACGCCCGCTTGACAATCAAGTTGAAGGCTATGTTGCGCCGTGCGGTTAAGATCGTTTTGTCCGGTTGGCAACGCGCGCCATGACCGCAGCCATTTTTGACGTGTGCCCGCCTCAGAATAAACGTTCAGATCATACGCATAAAGTTCGCCTGTGCGATAATCGCCGATGACGATCTCATTGTTGAAGTTCATCTGACAGTTACCGCGTGTCCGCGTATAAGCGTCATTTTCCCAACCGGCGCGCTCATGCCATACGCCTGTCGCCACGTCGTAAACCCACGTCGTGTCAGCGGTTGGGAAGTTTAAAACATAGAAGCTATGGCCGTCTTGTTGATAAGTATAGCCGACCGCATCTGATAATTGCGCGTATTGTTGGATTTGCCACTCAACCGCGTGAGTCGAAATGCGCTCGCCAGAATAACCTTTTGAACGATAGACGATGCCATTACCGCGAGCGTCTGCGCCAAGCCAGAATAGGCCGTTGTCTAGCTTGGCGACTGAGTAAGCCGCAAGACAACCAATTTCGTTAAACGCGCCTTGGATGCGCGCCATAGGAAAGTCAGGCAAACCAGCGTCATACCAGACTTCAACTGAGTTAACGCCAAACAGCCAGATCTCGCGGTGATCGACGATCAGCGTAACAAGATTATCTGGCGAGCCTTCCGCGCTGGCGAAATAGAGCGGGTCAATCGTTGTGCCCGTTGAGTCCATGACCCAAAAGATTTGACTGTTTGGCTGATTAAACACGAACCAGCCATCTAAGAAGCCGCAACCCACAGCGCCTGCAAAAGGTGTCGTTAGCTGAGTTAAAAAGGGTGAGAACGTAACAGCGGCAGACGCATTAGTAGCCGTCGCGTTAGCGGACATTTCAAAAGTAGTTCCGTCTGTTACGCTAAGAACTGTCGTGCTTGCTGGAATACCTGTGCCAGAAATAGGTTGCCCCGGATAAACATACGCCGTGCTTGACGTTGTAACCGTAGCGTCGCCGTTTGTTATAGAACAGTTTTGCGTAAAACTTGTGCTATTATAAATGTAACCATATGTTCCCGCAGCAATGAACATCTGACGGCCATTATCGGTCATGTTAACCTGACCGCTGCCCGATATAGTGCCTAACGAAGTTACCGCCCACTCAGAATCAATGCGATACAACGTATTGCCTGACACCGCATATCCATAAGGTGTGTTTGTGTCAGGCTGCGTAAACGTCCATAGACCACGAATGGGGCCGTTGCCTGCCGATGCTAGAAACCGCAATCCTGGCGCGCGTTGAAGCCAAGCCGCCTCTTTGCCGCCTTCGGGTATGACCTCTGGAAACAAATTGACCATGCGGCTGTCTGCCGCGTTCGGGCTTCTAGTTACATACGAGCTGCCTAAGATCGGCGTCTTCATCAGTAGTTGCCCGCGTAGATGTTATAGCGCTGACGTGTGCCGACAATGCTGTAAGGCAGAGCCATGATGTCGTCAGGGTTATTGATGCGCTTCAAATCGCGCTTGCTATACATGGCGATGCGGCTGACCGTAGGCGAAGGCTCGATTCCAAACTCAGGGGCCAGTTCGCAAGCCAGATTGTAACGGAAAGCGCGCAAGTAACCTGGCGGAAAAAGGATTGAGGTCGCCAGCGTCGCAGGCTGTGTCAGTCTCTCGACCGAAATAAAATGCCATTCTAACAGTCTTAACGGGACTGGATAAATGACCATTTCAATGTTCGGATAAGTCATATTCGTGAACATGACTTGTGGATAAGTAGACGTTACGGTCTTGACCGCAATACCATCATACTGTTGCTGATTAATAAACTTAATGCCGTAAGACACGTTGGTCTGCGGATCGCGGAAATAAGTTGCGTCGTCCAGCAATACAGGGCGCTCGCCCACAAAGTCGCCGGTTGGGCCTAAAGAGCGTGTGCGCTCGCCTGACGGCCAGCTAAATACTTGATCCTGAGTTGAGAACACCGCCAAACGCTCGGTGTCCCAACTGTCGATCATCTGGTTTAATGCGTAAAGCCCGTCATTCGCTGTCTCTGATGAGGGCGTTTCGCCTTCGGCTAACACTCCTAGGAGCCTCAGCGCTCCGCATATCTGGTCGTACGCACTGTATGTCGTCATCTGGGTCGAACCTTATCCAGCCGTTCTCTTCATCGGCATCGGCCTCTAGGTCGAGACACGCCACTTTAACCCCATGTTCAGGGTGTTTCAAATAAATAACAGCCATGTGTAACTTTCTATGGGGTCAGCGGCCCGAAGGCCGCTGAGTTTATTAGGCAACTACTGGATACTGCCACTTGGTGCCGTCCGAAATGAACAGCTTGCCAGTGCCGGTAGCATTGGTCGTTGTCGCCAAAGAACCAACAGGTGCAGTCGTTGTAGTTGAGTTAGCCGTAATGGCAGACGTCAGAAAGTAAAGACCTGCCGTCGCGTTAGCGATAACAGCGCCTGTCGTAGCTGACGAAGTAAAGGTCGAGTTGGTAATAGATGCGCCGCTGAGTTCTGGGTCAGAGAACGCAACACCAACCGCTTTGGTGTTTGGCATTTTTAATCTCCTAAAGGAAAAAGTGGGCCGAAGCCCACCCTATTATTTCAGATAGGCAGAGTAAGTAGCCGTGCCTGTCTTGACGAAGCGATAGGTCGCGCCGCCGTAACGAGCAACAGTGCCAGAGCCAACAACCGTAACGCCCGTGCCACCTGAAAACGTAACAGTCGACGAAGCGCCGCTGTTATTGTTGTTGGTGATTGTCAGCTCAAAAGTTGAGCCAACTTTGGCGCTTGGGAAACCAGCGTCAAGCAACGTGCCAGTAGGCGTCGTAACCGTGAGGCCAGCATCGCTGCCTTTGTTGCAGGAAATGATGCCGCCAGCGACCTGCGCTGCCGTCAAAGTAGCGTCGCCCGTCAAAGACGTGACGGTAGCTACCTGCATGTTTCCTTCAACAAGGTTGCCTGCGCCAAGCTGATAGCCGCCATCGCCGTTAGGAAGAGGGCCATAAGGGCCAAACGTCTCAAGCGGATAAGCCGCGTTCTGAGTAGTTGTCATGGGTTAAACTCCAAGAATGATGAGAAAAAAGAGCGGGCCGAAGCCCACTCTATTAGCCCCAAAGGCGAACGGCCATCTGCGGACGAATCACGCTGTAGCCATAGAGCACGTCAATACGGCAAGGCAAACGGTCGTTGTTGATGTCATACTGACGAACAACGCGGAGGCTGATGCCATTGTGAACCTGACGGCTTGCCATGTCGACGCCCTGCGGAAGCAAGAGATCGGCGGTAGCGAAGCTGATCGCGTCACGATGATAGATCAAGTTCTGTGGGTACTGCGTAGAAGCAGCGCCGAGGAACGTGACCGCAGCCGAAGCGGCTGGCAGAGCATCGACCGTAGCGAGAGCCTGTGAAGCCGAATACATCGCAGGGACAGTGACCGTAGCGGTCGTTGACGCCGTAACGTCAGCAAGAGCCACGAACTGATACAGCGAGCCGGTTGATTCACGGGTCTGTGGGTTGACAGCGTAGACGTTAGCAATCGTGAAGACGTCGCCAGCTTTGATCGTCGTTGAGCCGAGGCCCGTAAGAACGATGCTGGTTGAACCTTCCGACGTTACAGCGGTGCTAACCGTTACAGTGCCGGTGCGTGAGCCAGTCGTGAACTGTTTGATTGACTGGGACATATTCAGCTCGTCATAGCCGAGGATGCCTTCGCCAAACATGCCGTTCTTGAACTGCTTCGAAATAGCCGACACAGGGTTGAAGAGTCCTTTCATGCCTTCGATCAATGCAGCGTTAGCGGCTGGATTGACGGTAGCATAACGAGGCGACATGACCGCAGCGTTTTCGTTGAGCTTCTGTTGAGCTTGCAACAGAACCAACGACGTGGCTGGCGTCGTGCCTGGGGTGCCGACTGAGTTGCCGATGTATTTGAAGCTGTTTGCAACGTCAGCGTCGATAGAAGACGCAAGCTGCGAAATACGAGGCTTCAGAACACGTTCAGCGAAGTCGTCCAACTGCATGGTCAGTTCGGCGGTCGTGAAGTTCACGCCGATGTGCTTCTGTGAAGAAACAGTCAAGGTCGTGTACTGCTCGTTGTCGTCCTGAACCTGAAGGGCAGCGCCGTCCGTGACCAATGCGCGGTCAGGAAGACGGATGCGCAGCGTTGAGCCGATCTTAGCGCCTTCGACGGCGAAAGAGTCGTCATACTGACGGTTTACAGTGCGGGTGAGGACAAGACTATTCTCAAGGATCTCAAGAGCCTTGCGAGTAATCATGTCGATTGTTAAAATCGAGTTAGACATGATTTAATTACCTACGGTTTTGCGCTTCCCACTTCTTGATCTGTCGCAACCGTTCGGCTTCAATCCATTCTGACGTTGACATCGACTTTAGCGATCTAGGATCAGTCGTATCATATCTAGGGCCGGAGCTTGACCGAGTAGCCGTGACAGGAGCAAGAGGAGCTGGCGCAGTTGAAGTGCGTTTTGTCGGCGGTTCCGCGACCAGTTTGGCCTCGATCCTACCGATCTCCTTTGCCTGCAAAATCGGCGGCAAATTGGCGATCCGGCGGGCTTCTTTCGGATTAGACCCTAAGTGATAGATCACTTCGGGGCCAATATCTGAAGCCTGGATGGCTTGGGCCATATAGTCCGTTACGGGGAGGTTCGGATTATACGCGACTTGTTCAAAGTCATCGTATCGCTCACGGGCTTCCTCTTCGCGGTCTTTATACGACTCAAGCAGAGCTGCTTGCTGCTTTGCGGCCTCTCGTCGTGCTAGAAGCTCTTGAGCTTTTTGCTCCGCTAATGCTTCCGCATAGGCTTGAGCGTTCTCAAAATCATCTGGCGCGGGCGGAGGTGCGACCGGCTGTCTAGCCTGTTGCTCCGCAAGCAGTTGTGCTTGCTCTCTTTCCCATTTGCGCTGTTCTCTTGCGAGGCGTTTTCCAACGATAGCGTCCAACTCTTCTTGAGTGAACGATTTCGTAGACTGTTGTTCCTCCGGCGTCGTCTCAACAGATTCAGGTGCCGCCGTGGCTTCCTGTTCCGGCGCGGGGCTGATCTCCGCTACAGCCTGTTCTTCGTCGCTCAAGGCAACTTCCTTTCTGACCTAGCTATCCGGCTAGTCGGTAATGTATATGTTTACTCGTTTACAGAAACATCGTCAACTTTTGCTTGCGCTTGGATCTCTGTGATTAGCGCGTT